CCCTCGCGTTAGATTCCGCAGAATTGAAATAGGGGATCAAATAGTGAGAAATACAAGCAAAACCTTAATGAATGAGAACCGGCCCTCTTGGTGGAAATGGTATCACTCTGCGACTTGGCGGGGAATCAGGCGAAGTCACCTGGCCCGTCATCCCCTTTGCGCCCTGTGTGAGCGATCCGGGCGGATAGTGGCGGCCACCATCGTTGACCATATCGTCCCTCATCAAGGAGACTGGGCGCTATTCATCAATCCTGAAAACCATCAATCCCTTTGCGCCACCTGTCATAGTGCCACCAAGCGCATGGAGGAGAATCACGGGTATTCTCAGGCGTGCGATATCGACGGATACCCATTGGACCCAAAACATCCAAACTACGGAGGATGACAGAAAAAATGAAAGGTAGAAAACGGAAGCCGACAAACCTCATTGTCCTGGAAGGAAATCCCGGCAAGCGGAAACGACCTCCGGAGCCATTGCCGGATTCTGAAATACCAGGTCCGCCTGAACATCTTGACGCCTACGCACGAGAGGAATGGCATCGGCTAGCCCAGGGACTTTACCGGCTCGGGCTCCTGTATGATGTAGATCGGGCGGCTTTCGCTGCCTATTGCACGTCGTATTCCCTTTGGCGGACGGCCGAAGAGGAAATGCAGAAGCTGGCAGTAGCAAAAAATCATCCATTGGCGGGGATCGTAGCGCAAACGACAAACGGCAATATCGTTCAGGGCGTCCTTGTCGGCGTTGCAAACAAGGCCCGCGGTGACATGGTGCGCTATGCTGCCGAATTTGGATTGACCCCGGCGGCTCGGGCAAGGTTGGCGATTGATCCGAGCAAGCACAAAAAAAGCAAATTTGAGGGCTTGATAGGGGCAAATGGCGGTAAAAAATAACAATCGCGTCCAGCGGATCATTAAGTTCATCCAAAAACTGATCGTTCCTTCCGGGAAGGGCGAGGGACTCCCTTTCAGGGTCCGGAGATTTCAGCGATTGTTCATTGCGGCGATATATGGCCCCATGAACCGGGAAGGGCGGCGGGTAGTACGGCGCGCCATCCTGTCTATTGCCCGTAAGAACGGGAAAACGGCTTTGATTGCAGCAATCGCGCTTGTGCATCTCATCGGCCCAGAGGCAGTCGAGAACGGGGAGATATATTCGGTGGCAAACGACCGCGATCAGGCGGCCATCGTCTTCAAATACGCTGCTCAAATTGTCCGGGCCGACCCGGAGCTTTCTTCTATGGTCAAGATCGTGGACAGCACCAAAACGATGGTTTGTTTTGCAAACGGTTCAATCTATCGGGCAATCAGCGCCGAAGCGGGGACTAAATTCGGATTGAATCCCACCGTCTGGATTTATGACGAGCTGGCGCAATCGAAAAACCGCGACCTATACGACGCCCTTGATACGGCGGGTGGCGCTCGGGAGGAATCGCTGTCGATAATCATCAGCACTCAGAGCCATGATCCGCAACACATCCTATCTCAACTCATCGATGATGCCATTTCGGGGAGGGATGCCACGACGGTTTGCCATCTGTATGCCGTCCCGCAAGACGTGGCGGATATTTACGATGAAAAAATCTGGAAACAGGCAAACCCGGCCCTTGGTGACTTCCGCATCATGAGCGACATGCGGATAGTTGCGAAGCGTGCGCAGCGGATGCCCTCTTTTGAGGCGGCCTTTCGCAACCTCTACCTTAACCAGCGAGTCCGGTCGGAGTCGCCGTTAATCCCCCGTGCTGAATGGGATGCCTGTCGGGGCAATGCCGTCATTGAACCGGGGGCGGGCATTTATCTCGGCCTGGACCTGTCAGGGAAGATCGACCTGACGGCGCTTGTGGGGGTCTCGGATGGCGATATAGATATAGTGCGGCCCTGGTTCTGGAAGCCGGACGCGGTAATAGAAGAGCATGAACGGCGCGACCGGGTGCCGTATTGGGCATGGAAGCAGGCGGGGCACATCGAAACCACACCAGGGCGGGCAGTCAATTATGATTTTATCGTTGGCAAGCTGGCCGTCATAGTCAGAGAGTACAATGTTTTGGGGATGGCTTACGACCGGTGGAGCATTGACGACCTGCTGAATGCAATGAACCGCATGGGCTTCGACGCTTATGTTGATGGCAAGGATGATCCAAGGGCGGGGGCGGTGCGGCTTGTCCCCTGGGGGCAGGGATTTAAGGACATGGCCCCGGCAATTGACGCGATGGAAGTTTCTGTTTTGGACCGTCGGCTCGTTCATCCCGGGAACCCATGCCTTAACTGGAACATGCTTAACGCGATGGGAATCAATGATCCGGCGGGTAACCGGAAGATTGACAAGAGCAAGGCGCGGTTCCGAATTGACGGCGCTGTGGCCCTGGCAATGGCTATAGGGCTCAAAAGCAGGGACATGAAGGGACAGCCCGTACCGTCCCCATATGCCGGCCTGACCAAAGAAGAAATGATCTCCCGGATGACGGGGAGATAGGAGGAGAAGCCATGCCTGATTTGCCGGATAAATCCCTTTTGCGACCTGATGAGGTGGCTAAGTTTTGGTCTGTTTCCGTCAAGACAATTTACCGATGGATAGACCTGGGCATCCTTCCGGGCGTCAAGAAAGGTGGAGCGGTCCGGGTGCCGCGGGAAGATGCGGAGAAGGGAAGGCCGGCAATCGAATGAAAGAGGCGGTGAGGGTTCATGTCCAGTTCTTAGCAGGAGGTGAATTATGAAACGTCAAAATTCAGACGGCCATAACTGTTTTCGACGAGACAAAAGAGGACAATATACGAAAGGTAAAATGTCCATACCACGACAATCTTATCACCCGTCAAGAATGCCTTGACTACAGCGGAACGCATCATGACGACTGTTCAGGCTGCGAAATCGGAAGAGCCACGAAAGAAAAACTCCTTCCCCGGCAGTAAATAAACCATTAGGGGAGGTTCACGCCTCCCTTAATTTCTTGTCTCATTTGTCTCAAATCATCCCTTTCTTCTTAGCGAATAATCTATAAATCTGCCACCATATAGCCACGAAATGCAATATAATTTTGCAGAAACGGCTAATATGTGAAGAATTTAAGGTATTTATGTGATTTTGTCGTAATTATGGCCCAAAAAGCCGCAAAAGCTGCCGATATTCGTGATTTTCTCGTCTTCGGCGGCCTGTTTTGCCTGGGATACGGCTTTTACCTGCTGAAACCCTGGGCCGGATGGGCGGTTTTTGGGGTGGCTTCGATGGCCTTGGGGCTCGGCTGGCTCATCAGGAGATCGGATAAATGAGCATTATCGGCGGAATGGAAAGGCGGATGGCAGCAGGAACGGCAGGATTAGCCGACGCCTGGTATCAACCGGGCGGGGTTTTTTACGGCGGATCTGGCATAAAAACCAAGTCCGGGGCCTCTGTCTCCGAATTAAACGCCATGCAACTGGCCGTTGTCTGGTGCTGTATCAAGATCCTTGCCGAAGATACGGCGTCCCTCCCCTTGCACCTCATGAAATCCCGTAAATCAGGCGGCGCGGACAAAGCGACCGCCGATGATCGTTACTACCTCATGCACGACCGGCCAAATCCCGAAATGACGGCGATGTCTTTCAGGGAGACGTACATGGCGCATCTGCTATCTTGGGGCAACGGCTATGCAGAAATAGAAAAGACCGGCGGACGGATCAATAGGCCCGTGGCTATCTGGCCGATTACGCCAAACCGGGTGACCGTCAAGCGCGATGACCGCCGGAAGCTCATCTATGAGGTGAAAATGTCCGGGACTGGGCTTCAAGGCGTGACTCTGCCAAAAGAAAAGGTTCTCCATACGCCCGGCCTCTCGTTCAATGGCATTATCGGCTATTCCCCCATAGGCGCGGCCCGTGAAGCCATCGGACTAGGCAAGACCTTGGAGGAGTACGGAGCGTCATATTTTGAAAACGGCATCCATCCGTCATTCATCATTTCGTCAAAGGTCCCCATAAAAGACACGAAGGTCCGCCGGGAGGCTCTCGAAGAAGTCCACGGCGGCCTTGGCCATGCTCACCGCGTCATGTTCATTGAAGAGGCCGAAAAGGTTGAACGCTTGGGCATCCCGAACAATGAGGCCCAATTCCTGGAAGCGCGTAAATTCACCAATGTGGATATCGGGACGCGCATTTATCGCCTTCATCCCCACATGTACGGTGAATTTGACAAGGCCGTCGGCTTCAACAGCGCGGAACAATTTGCGATCGACTACGCAACAAAAACGCTCCGGGCATGGCTTGTCAGGCTTGAGCAATCCTACAATATGGCCCTTCTCGACCCGTCGGAATACGGGACGTTCTATTTTCAGCACAACATGGAGGGGCTCCTCAGGGGCGATGCGAAGTCGAGGAATGAGGCCCTTCAGATCCAGCGCCGGAACGGGATTATCAACGCGAACCAGTGGAACGAGATCGAGGACAGGAACCCGCTTGAAGGCGATCAGGGGGAAAAGTTCATCGTGGAGAAAAATATGATCGACCTGAACGACCTGGGGAAAGTGGCGAACGAGCCGTATCAAGCGACGGCGGCGAATCAATGAAGCCGAAATGCGAGAAGGCCGTCCCGGTGAAGAAATACGAAACGCGGGAAACGAAACCCGCAAGGCAGGTGCGCGATGAAGGAAAAAAGGAAAGCGATTGAATGCCGGTCGATAACCTCTGATGACGGGGCGCTCCGGAAGATTGTCGGCTATGCCGCCGTTTTCGGGAAACCGTCTGAGGACATGGGATTTATTGAGACTATCCGTAAGGGGGCCTTTAAGAAGGCCATTTCAACGTCCGACGCCCGAGCGCTGTTCAACCACGACACCGACACCCTGCCTCTTGGCCGTCAGAGCGCCGGGACTTTGATCCTCCGAGAAGACGATGAAGGCCTTTATTATGAGATCCTCCCCCCGGATACCCAGACGGCCAGGGACCTTATGACCAGCATCGAGCGCGGGGACGTGCGGGAATCGTCCTATGGCTTCACGGTGGCCGTTGATGAGTGGGACTTTTCGGACCCCAGTATCACCCGCCGGGAAATCATCGAAATCAAGGAAGTTTACGACGTGTCGCCGGTCGTTTTTGCGGCCTTTAATGATACGTCCGTTGCTCTCCGGAAGATGGAAGAAAAAAGAAAAACCGCCCTGCCAGAGGGCGCGGATGGTGGGGCGGGGGGAAGGTCTGATTTGACGGTCCTCCTGAAAGAAGAGGACGAAATATATAAACAAATCATGAATATTTAGGAGGACATGACAATGAATCCGTACCAGAAAAGAATGGATGCTGCCTTTAAAAAAATGGAGGCAATCCGAAAGGCGGCGGAGGCAGAAGGGAGGGCGTTAACGGCTGAAGAGCTTGAGGCGCGGGCGGGGCTGAAAGCCGAAATCGACCAGGCCAAAAAGGAATGGGATGATTTCAAGGCCGAAGAGGAGCTGCGGGCCGAACTGTACGGACAGGGCAGCGGCGCTCTCACCATCGACGGCCCGGGGAATATCGAAATCCCGGACGCTCCGATCTACCGGGGGTCGAACGCAACGGCACTCGGGCAGCAGCTCGCCGATATCCGCACCATTTCAAAGCCGGAAAGATTTGAGGCGGCCGAGGTCCGCGGGGCGCAGAGTCGGCTTGAAAAATCACAGAAGCGCTACATCGAAAAGCTGACCGCGCTGGCTGAAAAGGAAAACCGGGCGGCGGCATCCGGCGGCTTTACCATCGGCGTCCCCTCGGACGGCGGTATGTTCCTCCAGGGTGAGACGGTGGTTGACCTCATGACCAACGGCTTCAACAACTCCGAAATTCTTCCCCGGACAGCCAAGCGGACCCTTACTGCCACTCAGTTCGTTGAAATCTTCGGGATTGATGAAAGCTCCCGCAAGACCGGCAGCAGGGGCGGCGGCATCCGTGTCTATACGAACAAGGAACTCGGAGAGGCCACGGCCAGCAAGACACAGGTCAAAAAGATCCGGATCGAGCCTCAGAAGCTGACCGGGCTCTTTTACGCCTCCGGCGAGTGGATGCGCAACGTGACGTTTATGGGCCAGGAAGTCCGCGGGCTCTTCGGCGAGGAGTTTGCCTTCAAGTGTCAGGACCTTGCTATCCGCGGGTCGGGCGCGGGTGAAGCCCTCGGAATCCTTAACGCGGGGTGCCTTGTGAGCGTTGCCAAGGAAACGGGGCAAGCGGCTAAGACCATCCTGTCGAAGAACCTCTCGAAAATGTGGGCGCGTTTCCAGGGCAAGAATCCGGTGTGGTTCATTAACCGCGATTGCGGCCCGGAGCTGGACATGCTTTCGATCACTGCCGGAACCGGAGCCTTGGAACCCCGGTTCGTCACGTACGACGCACAGGGGATTCTCAGAATCAAGGGCGCCCCGGTCGTGACGATTGAACAGTGCGAAACGGTCGGGACGGTCGGCGACATCATCCTTGCCGATTGGGGCCAGTATGTAGCGGCGGATCAGGGCAACATCGAAGAGGCGATGAGCATTCACGTGGAGTTCATTTACGATCAGAACACCTATCGCTTCATTTACTACTTTGACGGACAGCCCCGTTGGGCTTCGGCAATCACGCCGTTCAAGGGCAGCAACACCGTTTCCCCGTTTGTCGCGCTGGCATCCAGGGCATAAGACAATAACGAGCCGGGGAGCAATCCCCGGATTCTTATAAGGAGGATAAGACAATGTATAATAAAGACTTTGTGGTCGTTCCCATGACCTTCCCGACCATTGACCAGACAGGCACGATAAGCTCAGACATTTTGAGCATGAAAAACTACGGACACGCTGACATCGTGATCCAGGTGGGCCCCATCGGCAAGGCGGCGGCAGTTACTCTTAACAAGAGCGCGGCAGTTGCGGCGGCAACGACCGCCATGGCCTTTACTAAGTATTTCAGTACCGGAATCAAGCTGAAATATACGACGCCTTCGGTGGACACGCCGGCGGAAAAAGACGAAACCGTTGCGGGTGCGGGCGGTGCCGCAGCAACGCTCTACCGCGATACCGGGACCGAGCTTATCATGCACAGCTGGGACGGTGACACTTTTGTAACCGGCGAAACCGTCACGCTCTCGGGCGGGAAAACCGTTGTTGCCGACGGTATCCAGATCAATGAGGACATCATGGTTCCCCGGATTGCAAGCTCCAACACCTTCAACTTGGCCGCCGTTGCCAGCAAACAGTACATCATCCCGGTTGACGCTGCGGATCTTCTGGATGGCTATGATTGCGTACAGGTGGAGATTGCGGACTGCGACACGGCAACGCATGTTGCCATCTTCGCGATCCTGAGCGAGCCGCGCTATGCTCAGGAGATTCCCGAAACGGCGCTTTATGACTAAGTAAAATGAGGCGGGCCTAAAAACCCGCCTCACCCAAAGGAGGACACCATGAAAAAGCGTCTTTTAATCGCCGTCCTTGCCGTTACCATGATTTTCTCGGCGCTCTACGTGACGGCGGAGCTTCTCAATATTACCACGGCGGGCGTTGACGGCAACTGGGTCATTTACGACGGTTCGAAAAACATCATCTGCACGTTCGACGCGACCAACAGGAAATTGGCCTTTCCGTCTGGATCTGCGTTTGATGTTGAATCCGGCGGAAGTTTTAAAATTGCCGGTACCGCCGTAACGGCCAGCGCCGCTCAGCTTAATAGAGCAGGGTCGAGATATTTCAACGTGGGGACCGGGACCGTATCGGCCAATACGGACAAATCGACGGCCGGGCTGTTTTACAGCGGATCAATAACCGTCACGGCCGGCACGAATGTTGTCATAACCGGCCTTTCGCCTGGCTTCACCGGAACAGACTCTTATCAGTGCCTTGTCTCCACTCGCGACCTACATACCTCCGGAGCGACGGGCGTATGGAAGTGCGCCCACACTTCCTCCACCTCGATCACGATTTCCACGGAGACAGAGATTACGGACACCATCGATTACGTGATTGTTGGTTATTAAGGGGCGCGGCCATGAGGGGCATGATTACCATACCGAGACTTTTTGGCATGGCCTTTATCATGCTCCTCATCGTCAATTTTATCGTGCTTGGTCCGCCGTGGCATGATGAATGGAGGGGGAAGGCCCGGGGGCTGAATAATTACGGGTTGGCCCTACAGAATCAAGCCCGGATGGAAGAGGCAAAAAAAGCCTACATCGCGGCCATCAGGAAAAAGCCCGGATACTCTCACCCCTACATCAACATAGGGACCATATTTGAGGCTGAGAAGGACTTTGAAAAGGCAAAGAGGTTTTACCGGGTGGCCGTCTTCCTCAATCCCCGTTCCTCTGCTGCTCGCTACAACCTTGCCAACTGCCTATTTTACACCGGACACGCTGACGAGGCGGTAAGGGAATTCAGGATCGTGGCCGGCCTCGGGAAAGACCGGGCGGCGGCACTGAACAACGTAGGATACATCCTGAACCATCAGGGGAAGAAACGGGAAGCGGTACAGGCTTTTATGCAGGCCGTCGCGGCAGATAAAAACAACTGGGAAGCACGGGAAAACCTTAAAATATTAGCGAGGATACAGTCATGAAAACGAAAACGTCCCTCATCGCACTTTTATTGATCCTGGTTGCTCTGCCGTTTATCGCATGGGCGGCTGGAACATGCACGCAGACATATCAGATCCTACCGACAAGCAACGTCTCTGTTCTCTCCTTTTCGTGCCAGACGGAGGCCACCGGGACGGAATTCCCGGCGACGGCCACGAGTACGGACATCACGGAGGCCATCAAGGGCTTATATATCACAGAAGTCCGGACGAATCCAGGGACCACGGCCCCCACGGATAATTACGACATCACGATTACGGATAGTGACGGCATTGATCTGATGGGGGGGACCTTGGCAGATCGGGACACCTCAACATCAGAAGCAGCGGCCCCGGCGATTGCATCAGGCGTTTACTTGTCCAGGCCGGTAGACGGCACTTTGACCCTGAACGTGACCGGGAACACAACCACGGCGGCATCGACAGCAGTCAAGGTCTTTTTCAGCAGGCAAAAATAGGGGGTGCTGATTATGAATCCATCATGGTTTCAGCACGTCGATTTGATGAATCTGGCCATCGGGGCGCTCTTCCTCACAGTGATCTGGTTTATGGTTCGGACCCTAAAGAAGATAGACGAGAACCAGACGAATTTATTTAACCGGATGGCCACAGTTGAAAAGGACCTGTACGAACTCAAGGGGGAGCATATGGCAACGATTGGACGGATGGGCCATGGTTGACCTTCAGCGCATAAAGGCCCGGATCAAGCCAGAGGAAGGATATTCATCCATGCCGTATAAATGCACGGCGGGGCATATGACCATTGGCTGGGGATGGAACATGGACGCGAACCCGCTACCGAAAGACGTCCAGTCTTATCTTGACGGGAACGGACTGATTGCCCCTTCGCACGCGGAGAGGCTTTTGACCATCAGTATCGGGCGGGCTATTGAAGGATGCAAGCACCTCTGGCCCAATTTTGAATCATTCCCATTGAACGCCCAGGAAGCGTTGATTGATGTTGTTTTCAACATGGGTGCCGGGAAGATTGAGCAGAAGTTCCCGCGATTTACGGCTGAAATAATGGCCCAAAACTGGCAGAGGGGCGCCGATGAACTGAAATACGCGGACGGGAAGGAGCGGCTTTCAAAGTGGTATCAGGACGTCAAGCCCAGGCGGGCGGATGCGATTATTGACCTTTTGAGGGGCGCTTGAAGACCGGCAGGGTCCGACAAATCGAAAACGCCCGTAAAGAGAAGCGGCAGAAGCGCAAGGCGAAGAGGAAGAGGAAATGAAGGGCTTTCAAAATTATCTGGACGCCAAGGAAATCGGCGAGCATTGCGGGCGATCCGTTTGGAAGCTGGACGCTCCGCTCCGGTTCATTTTGAATCCGTATGTCATCATTGAGGCCCCGGCCGGATTTGAAACAGACCTCGCCAGCGTGCCAAGGGTCCCGTTCATTTATGACCTTTGGGGCAATAAGGGCCACAGAGAGGCCGTCATACATGACCTGATGTATCGGGTTGACGCCACGACGGTGCAGGGGAAACCGATCAGCAAAGAGGATGCGGACTGGTATTTCCGGTGTGCAATGATTTCATCAAACCCGGACGTAAAAAAATATTCGCAGCCATATTACATCTACCAGCCGATGTATCTGGCCGTGAGGACATGCGGAGATTCATCGTTCCACAAAATGAAAATAGGGGATTCATTCCCCCTGGATTGAGAGGGGACCATGTTTGACGGAAACGCCTTTATAAATGAACTGGTCGGTAAAAACTGGATGCTTCTCCTCCTTCTTTATAACGTCCTGGCCGTTTGTTTCCCGGATGCCCGATGGTTGAAGGCCATAGGGGAGGGGTTTGGGAAGATGTTCCCGGTGTTCAAGAGGAAGCCATGAAAGTCGCACTCAAAACCGCACCGACGATTGAACCGTTGACGCTGGCCGACCTGAAATTGCATTTGCGCCTTGACTCAGGATCTTTTGACGACAACCTGACCATCACGCAGTCGCTCGCCTATGGGTCAAAGGCGATTGCCAATAATTATACAACCCATGTGGGCACGGGCGTGAACGTCGCGGGGAAGCAGGCAGAAGTGCTTTTGCATTGCGGCACGAACGGGGCGACGGGCACGAATGACACGCGGATCGAAGAAAGCGACGATAATGTGACATTCACGGCCTGGACCGGGGGGAGTTTTACGCAAGTAACCACGACCAACGATAACGCAGATTACAAGAAGCCGTACACCGGGACAAAAACCTACATCCGCACAGCCTCAAAGGTTCTGCTTGCCGCCTGCGAGTTTGGGACGAGCGTCCTGTTGAACGAGGCGGAGACGGCAGAGGACGATCTGCTGACGGCGATCATCCAGGCTGCCAGGGAGCATGTCGAGGATATCACCCGCCGGGCGCTCTTGACGCAGACTTGGTATTATTACCTTGATGAGTTTCCCGGGGAAGATTTCATCAGGGTCCCCTTCGGCAACCTTCAATCAACTGACCTTTCGATCAAATATAAGGACAGCGACGGCACGGAAACGACCATGACCGTGACGACGGATTACCTTGTTGAAACCAACGGGGAAGGAGTGGGGAGGATCGTTTTGCCCTATGGGATTTCGTGGCCATCGGCAACCCTCTACCCCTCAAACCCGATAACGATTGAGTTTAAATGTGGGTGGACGGCGGCGGCGTCAATTCCTTCGAAAATACGGGCGGCAATCAAGATGCTTTGCGAGAACATGTTCAACCACCGGGACGCGAAGGAATCGCAGGCCCAGGGAAATGTAACGGACAATAGGACAGTGACGCGGCTTTTGGCATCGGCGCGGCTATGGGATGAATTCTGATGCAGTCCGGAGACTTGAAGCACAGGATAACAATCCAGTATCCGACGACCGCAAGGGACGCAACGGGCGCTCCTGTTGTTACCTGGAACGATGTGGCGACGATTTGGGCGGCGATCTGGCCCGTGTCTGCAAACGAGACGGTTCAGGCGAACGCGACAACAATGATTATCAGCCACAGGATAAGGATCAGATACCGGAGCGTCGTAAGGGGGGCATGGCGGTTAAAGTACGGGGATCGTTATTTCTCGATTGCGAGCATCATCAACCCGAATATGGCAAACGAATGGCTTGATTTGATGTGTAAAGAGGCGGCGGCGTGATCAATATCTTATCGGCCATATATTCGAAAATGAACGGATCGGCGCTTTCTGCCGACGTCGGGGGGAGGATCTATCCGGACGAGGCCCCTCCTGGTTGCGAGTTCCCCTACGTTGTGTTTTTCGTCGTCTCGGCGGTGCCTGATAATGCGTTCAGCAAGACGGGAAAGGATGTCGTGGTTCAGTTTGACCTGTTTTCAAAGTCGTCGGGCAATGTGGAGATAACCACTATGTACGCCGACCTGAAATCTCTTCTTGATGAGGCGACGATGACCATCACCAGCAACACGCTAATCCTGATGAAGGAAACGAGCCTCGTCACGATGATGGAAGATGGCCCTACACAGGATGGAACGGAACGTATCCGCCATTGGTCGGTGGATTACGAAATTATGACCCAGGCGTCGTAGAAAGGAAAAAATGGAAAAGAGCCTATCGGAAATCACCAGGCAGGACTGGACAGCCTGGCAGTGGCAAGAAATAACATCCATGGACGATGAGGACCGGCGATTCATGCGCGGGCAGAAGAGGACGCCTGATGAGGCACTACAGGCCATGGAAGAGTGGGACGCGACAGCAGAAGAAAGGGCGGGGGCTATATGAAACTGCCTGAAATGGTCTATCTTCAAACCCTGACAGCCTGCAACGGGCATTGCCGCTATTGTCCGTTCGACGACATCTATGGCGGAAGCGAACCTTATGAGATGAGCTTTGATGTCTATTCGGCCGTTTTGGATTGGCTCCATAAGAATAATTATAAAGGCCGGCTCGGCTATTTACTCCATTACGAGCCGACGCTTGATGACCGGCTGCCGGAATGGGTTGAATATGCAAGGGACATGCTGCCGGGCGTTAGAATCGAAACAGCGACAAACGGAATCATAAAGCCTGATTTTTTACGCAGCTTTGACGTTGTGGATGAGGTCCCGGTGGGTTTGAAAAAGGTGTGCAACTCGCGGGCCGGGAATGTCCGGGCATGTGCAGAGATAGAAAACAGGGAGAGGCTAAGCCCTTCTCCCTGCAAGATACCAGAGGCGACCATGTGTATTTCGGCCGGCGGTGATGTCCTTTTGTGCTGCCAGGACTGGAGGCATGAGGCGGTCGTCGGGACCGTCGATGATTTGACGGCGGCAAGGGCAAGGCAGATGAGCGTAAACACGGATAAATATGAGTTCTGCCTCGACTGTATGGCGGGCAAAACCGCTGAGGAAGTGGGCGAAAGGCTCGGAAAGAGATTGGTTTTATAATGAAAATCCTCGTAACTGCAAAATACGTATCAGGCGCAGCCCATGAAGGCGGATCGTCCCGGTTTTTAAAAACCGTAGCGGATACCCTCCGCGACATGGGCCATGATGTGACGATCACGAATAGCCCGGCGGATCATGTTGATAAATCCTACGATCTGATTATCTGTTCCCATGTCCTGGATGAGATCAATGCAAACCCGGCCCGGAAGATATTTATCAGTCACGGAATCATCGGCGATGAACGCATGGGGCCCGGCGCTGATCGCTACATATCGGTGAGCGATGAGGTGCGCGAAGTCAACCGGCTATGGACGGGGCTAGACAGCGAGGTCATCCCCCAACCGATAAGGATCATGGATCAAAGGAGGCCCAACGCCACCCTAAAAAATATCCTGATCATCAGGCGGAACGGTCCAGAAGATGATCCATTCGCCTTCCTCGCCGAGAAATATGATGTCCGGGAAAGCGATATCAATATCCCTATTGAGGATCAAATTGCATGGTCAGACATCTGCATCACCTTGGGGCGCGGGGCATTGGAGGCCATGGCCCAGGGAAAGCCAGTCATCGTTGCTGACAACCGGGCATACATCGGGGCGCTCGGAGATGGTTATGTCAACCGGGAGAATATCGCGGATCTGGAAACGTGCAATTTTTCGGGGCGCTGCCTTTCCTATCCTCTCACAAGGGAATGGATCGAGGGCGAAATTTCAAAGTATGACGCGGGGGACTCGGATTTCCTTTATCAATACGTCAAGGATCACCACGAGGCCCGTATGATTTGCAGGCGCTATCTTGAGCCTTCGGCCCCGGGCATGGTCCGGGATATGTCAACGGCAAAGATCGCCTTTGGCGTCATGATTAACGATTGGATCAGGTTCGATCAGGTTTTGAAACGGTCCCAGGTCCAGGGGGAAATGCACTTTGTCAAAAGGCCGGAGTCGGCAACGAAGGGCCTTAATAAGCTCCTGGACATCATCGACGGAGAATGCGCGGACATCGCCATACTTACCCATCAAGATATGCATTATCAAGCGGACTGGCTTCCCCAGGTGAGGGCGCAACTGGCAAAATTGCCCGACGATTGGGTTATTGCCGGAATCATCGGCAAGGACATGCATGGCAACCTTTGCGGCCATTTCCGGGACATGCGAATACCCCAAATATGGGACACGTCGGATGTTCACACTTTTCCGGCCCCGGCCAGCTGCTTCGATGAGTGTTGCCTGATTGTCAACATGAGATCCGGCTTTCGCTTTAACGAGGGGCTCGACGGGTTTGATCTTTACGGGTCCCTGGCCGTTCTCCAGGCGCGGGCAGATTTGGGCGGGTCTGCATGGGTTATCGATGCTTATGCGGAACATTACTGTCTGCGGCCGTTCACATGGCGGCCTGATGATAAGTTTGTCGCCGGGTTTAAGTGGCTTTGGGAGAGGTATCATGACCGGGGGCGAGTGGATACAACGGCAATCGGGCTTGCAGAAGAAGCGGCATAATTAACACAACGAAATCATCAAGCAGGAGGGCATTAAAATGGCTGCATTATCAGGGAAAGCGGGAAAGGTGATGTATGGGTCCGTTGTCGTTGCCAACATTACCCAATGGTCGGCGAGCGGATTCAAAATGGAGGTGGTGTCAGTGGATACCCCGTTTGGCACCACGGGGGCAAAAACCTACCTTGCAACGCAGATCGGCGATGCCGGGACCGTCAGTTTTGAGGGTAACTATGATCCGACGGACACGGCTGGCCAGATTGCGCTGCGGACAATGGCCAAGACCGGGCTCGGATGCACGAACCTGTACCTGTACGAAACCGCAACAGCCTTCTGGCGTGTCGGCACGGGTGGTTCGATCTTCGTCACTGGCGGAGGAGAGCCTACGACCATGCCCCGGAACGGAATCGGCAAGGTGAAGTTTGATGCCCAGGTAAGCGGGGCCTACCTGGAAAGAGCGGGAACGTAACCAATCAGGGCCATGGATAAAGGGCGGGTCCATGGTCCTGCAACCCTACGCCCGGCCCATTGGGCCAGAAAGACCATGGTGAACGCATGGAATTGAATGTTGATAAATGCTCGTATGAAGGGGAGTGGTTTGACTTCGGGAATGGCCGGCTTAAGATACGGCCCTATCCGGCGAGCAAGCAGAACTTTGCCATCAGAGACGGCGCGGTCGTTTTCGGCGGAGAGCGGGGGTATGACAAGTTTCGGTATTGCCTTACGGCGTGGGAGAACTACGTCACGCCGGGAGACCAGAAGCCGATTGACCTGACCGATGACGTCAAGCGCAAGGTGTTTGATTTCAGACTGGGGGCGGTAACTACCGGCGACAAGACGGTTACTATATCGGATTTTGTCATCCAGAAGGCGGATGAACTCTTTTCGCGGGCGGCAGACGCTGAAAAAAACTGATTGAGTGGGTCGCGTGGACCGACGAATACGCGCCCACTTGTGAGGGATGCCGCGACATTTACGAGATGAGGACGCCACCGGCAACGCCTCCATGCGAGTCGTGCCGTGTGGACCTCCTGCCGGAGAATGAAGATGTTGCCGATGTCTTCATGGCCGTTCGCGGGCAAATCCTCTCGGCGGAAATATCGAAGAACCGCCGGATGATCACGCTGTCAATACCGGCGGTTGAATCGGCGATAAGGATGAAGGGTATCAGGGATCAATGGTCATGCCTACAGACGATCATGCTGGCATGGCACTACTTGCGGGCGGAACAGGACGATGGCGGCGATTGAAATTGACTTCGTGAAGTATTTCCCGGAATTTGAAAAGGCGGCCATGGACCGGATTGAAAAAGCCGCCGGCGTGATCCGCAATGCCGCCAAGAGAAACTGCGTTGTTGGGACGATTTCGCGGCCGGCTAAGGGGAAATTTTGGACAGAGCGAAGCCCCGGAGCCATGCGGGCCACGATCCGAGTGGTTACAAAGGAGGGGGCCAAAAACGTCCTGTTAATCGCCGGGAATAAACAGACCTGGTGGGCGACTCAAATGGAGTACGGGCGGGGCGGCTGGAAGGGCGGGGCAAAGCCTTTTATGCGACCCGCCATAGCATCGACCAAGGCGGAAGTGCAAGCAATCATCGAGGGCGGATAAATGGCAGGGAATCCAGTCGGGACAATGTATGTTGAATTGTCCCTTGACGCCACGAAATATACGAAGGCTCAAAAGGATATCTTGGCGGGGGCTGAGAAGAACTCCGCCGATATCAACAAGGTCTTCAAGACGGTCGGAACGCAAAGCGATGAAATGTATAATGCAATGCGCAAGAACGTGGAGAATTCCCTGGCCGCCATTAAGCAGTCGCACCTGTCCAGCGCGGACGAGATCCGGAGGGCGCAGGAATCAGCAGCGGCGAAGATCAAGTCCATCAATGAGCAGCAATACGGCCACCATGAAAGCCTTATTGAGGGCATCAAAAAGAACTGGGTTGGGATGGCGGCGGCGGCAACGGCCGCATTTCTAGTTGTCAAAAACATCGTCGCAGAGCCCATAGCGGCCTACATGGAATCGGAAAAGGCCTTGCTCAAGATGGGCATGGCCATGAAGAACCAGGGCGACTTTACCCGCGAAGCTCTGGAAGACCTTGAAGACTTCGCCGCCCAGGTGCAGAAGACCACGGCCTATGAGGATGACGCCACCCTGGCCGTCATGGGGAACCTGAAATCGTTTGGCATGAGCAATGAAGAGGTGAAGCGGGCGACGCAGACCGCCATTGATTTTGCCACGGCGAAGGCCAACGAGGGTATGACCATAACAACGGCCGCCGAGTTGCTCGGTAAGGCATACGCCGGCAACACTGGGATGTTGGGTCGATATGGCATTGTTATTGATTCAACGCTGGAAAGCGGCAAAAAATTTGAAGCCGTCATGGGCCAATTAGAACAGCGATTCGGCGGATCGGCCCAGGCGGAACTTCTGACCTATGCGGGCCAGTGGAAGCAGCTTAAAAACCAGTGGGGCGACATTCAGGAATTCATGGGCCTTGTGTTCTTAAAGACCATCGAGGCGGTCGGATTTTCGATTTCCATGATGGGCGCGGGGTTCTGGACCGTTGCGGAAATGATCCTCTCCGGGTGGGGGAAGATCGTTGGGGCCATGGGAGACGTGAGCAAGTTCATCGGCCTTGAGAAAATCGGCAAAGGGCTTGAATCCATTTCATCCGGCCTGTCCGCAGGGGCGAAAAACGCGCAGGAGGCGAGCGCGGCCGCGATTAAAAACGCCGATGCCAACTATAAGAACATGGTCTCGTTTGATAATGTCGCCGTGGCCATCGATAACATGGGCAAGGCCGGGAAGCGGACCCAGGCCATCGACGAGGAGGCGTTAAAGGCAGCCAAGAAGTCGGCGGAGGAACGGGCCGCTGCTATCAAATCCATTACGGAAGAGATCCGCAAGGCCAATGTCGAAATAGAAGGCATTGGGAAAAGCCAGTATGTCAAGGATCTGGCAAGGATAGCGTCAGAGGAGAAGGAGTGGAACAGGAAGACGCAAAATGACGTAAGCGTGGTGAAGTGGAAGGCCGCGCAAATAGAGTTGCTTGAAAGGAGGTTGGAAGAAGAGACCACAAAATCATGGCGCAAACAGGCCGATGCAGCCGTTGGCGCCATGCAGAAAGAGATAGAGCAAGGGGCCAAGCTGTCCGATGAGTCCATGAAGCGGATCAAAGAACGGGGAGACGCGGCCCGGGACCTCTATAAAGACATGAAGGGTTATGAACAGGATTATTACAACGAATCGATGAAGCTCATCGAATCCCAGGCCGAACGCTATCGGGCATTGGGACTGGATGAAGCGGCCATAGCAAAGTACGTCGCGGACGAACAGGCCAAGGCATATATCAAGATGGGGCAGGCATCCAATGATTGGGTTACAGGCGTTAAGGTCGGCCTGATGGAGATCACCCGAGACCATACGACCTGGGGGAACACGGCCTATGAGGTGACAAAGACCTTCGCCGACAGCGCCAAGTCCGAACTCTCCACCAATCTTTTCAACGTCATGAAGGGGAATTTTAAGGAGGTCGGCCTTGACTGGGGAAAGATGTGGGACGCCATGCTCGGCACTCTCAGCGATAAAATAGCCAAGATGATTGTTGAGGCGGCGGCGAATGCCATTATCATGAAGTTTAGCGCCTCCTGGACGGATGCAGGGGTGGCCGTACTCGGCATCATTGATAAACTCATGGGGTTTGTCGGCGTCACAAGTACACTTTCGGCGGATGCAACGGTGCAGTCGTTGGCAGAGGGGGCCCCGGGCTCTTTCGCCTATGGGGGGCAGGTTCCCGGCTATGCCTTCGGCGGAAACTCCCCGGCCAACGATACGGTTCCGGCCTGGCTGTCTCCTGGAGAATACGTTATCCCCAGGACCGGCGTGAATCCCGATACGATTACCATCCTTGAATATATCAGGTCATTTGGCAAAGCGCCGCAATATGCTATCGGCGGGATCGTCGCGGCGGAACAGCCATACCAGATCATGAACCCCGATTACAGGCGTTTTCTGGATGATCGGGGAAGAATATTCAACGTCCCGGACATCGATCAGATCGCCGACTCCTGGACCTACAGGAAGCAGAACGGGACCTATATTGACGGCAACTGGATTCCGGATGTTTATGATTTCACATACGGCGAGCTCAACGGCGAATCCGCGGCAGAGCTGGCGGCCCGTGTCTCGGAATATTATGCCAACGGCGGGACCACGATCATTAACAACCCAAAAACAGGCGACACCGGGACATGGTTTGATCAATTGATGATGGGATTCCATGAGGGGATTACCTCCGTTTTCGGCACCGTCTTCCCCGCCATCGGGGGCGTGATCGACAGCCTCATGAAGCCATTGTCCTACGCGGTGCAGGCGGCAGTTGCGGCCATGCACGCATATTCTTTTGGGTTTATGTCTCCTGTATATGCGGCAATGTGGGCAGGATCAACAGCCACCGCGTTATCGGCCGCGCAAAACGCAGGAGAAGTTAACTGGGGATCGGTCGCCGCCTCTACCGCTGCCGCATGGCTCGCATCAGAACTTGCAACAACCAGCGCGTTCGACGCCGACACGCTGCAAGGCCTGGCCGGTGCGTCCCTTTCCCCGGAGCAATTGGCCGACCTGCAAGCCATGACCTTCAACGCGGCTGGACAGGGTACGGCGGCAAGCATCCCCTCCCTCGGGATGGATGTAGCCAAGGCCACAGCCAAGACGGTTATCAGGGACATCCTCTTCGGCTCCACGGGAAAGGCCGGGAGTCTCTCCCTGTCTTTCGACGGAGGATCGGGATCCGCCTTGTTTGGCGATAGCCTGCAAAACCTGATCGGACCGGGAAATAAAAACGCCTTCGCCTTCTCTGCCAAGAACGGCCTGGACTATGTGCCTTATGATAATTTCCTGATCAATGCACACCGGGGGGAGCGTGTCCAGACGGCGGACGAGCGGGAAAACCTGGCCGCAGAGATAAGGGGCCTCCGTGATGACGTCAGAAGCATCGCCTTCCAACTGGTGGACACGACGAAAAAGATGTTGCGCCTTGAGGAAGATTGGACCGAAGTCGGCCTATTAACGAGGACATCCTAATATGAATATCATCCGGCCTACGACGATCACGGACGCATTGCTCACCTCATCGGACGTGGCAGAGACGGACTACACAGAGTTTTCGATGGGAACAACTTACGCGGTGGGCGATATCAGGATGGACTCCACGGGCGTCGAGGTGATAACGCTTGATGTCGCCCCTGCCACGGCCTGGGATGTAGGCGACCTGATTACCGGGCAAACCTCCTTAAAGACGGCCTATGTCGTTGCCAAGCTCACGACACTTACGTATCAGATCCGCGAGAGATCGGGGGCGTTTACGCTGGGCGAGGTGGTGGGCGTCACAGAGACAGCGGCAAAGCTGGCCGACCAGGGGGCCGCGCATCCGACCATCACGGCGGCGACAAACAAGGTTCATCGCGTCTATGAGGCGATAGCGATTTCAACGGCAAAATATCCGCCCACGGATCTGCTCTTGGCAACGCCTCTCTATTGGAAAGAAGTATCCGCCACCAATCGATGGAAGGTGTTTGATAACAAGGTCGGCGCTCAGGCATCACAAGCCACTTCGATGAAATGGACACTGGCCCCGGGGGCCATTGATTCAATTGCGCTGCTGAACCTGGACGCAACGACCGTGACGATCAAACTGACCGATCCGGGTGATGGTGTTGTCTATAACGAGACGATAGCAACCGTCTATTTTCCGGCCATCATTGACGGGTACACCTATTGTTTTGAGGAATTCCTGTATAAGACCGACATCGTAAAGACCGACATCCCACAATATGGATCTGCAAGCCTGGAAATTACGATTGCGAGTGACAGCACGGCCAAGTGCGGCGAAATCGTCATGGGGAAAAAGCGCGATATCGGGAACATGCAATATAGCCCCAGCCTTGGCATAACGGACTTCTCGACAGTGGAGGCAGACGACTACGGCGTTTATAAAATAGTCGAGAGGGCGTTCTACAAGCGGATGAACATCAGACTTGTCGGGGATAATTTTATCGTCGATGAGGTGGCGCGGCTGCTCGCCCTCTACAGGGCAACACCGATTGTTGTGATCGGGGATGAAACCTATTCGTGCCTGATCATTTACGGGATACCAAGAGATTTCACGATTGTCATCCCATATAAAAATTACTCGGAATGTAATCTTGAGATCCGGGGCCTTACATAACGCAAAAGGAGGGAAAACATGGCAGCACAGATAACACCATTACCGACCGCACCGTCAAGAGCGGCCCCGTCAACATTCTCGGCCAGGATGGACGCTTTCCTGGCAGCGCTGGCCGCATTCGTGACGGAGGCGAATGCTTTAAGTACAGAGGTGAACTCTGAATCAACTACAGCGACGGCCCAGGCAGCAATAGCGACGGCTCAGGCGGTCCTTGCGGCAGCATCAGCAGCGACGGCCATGAGCGCGGCGAACTATAAGGGGGCATGGTCGGGACTGACAGGAGCGGCAACGAGACCCTACGCCGTGTCGCATAACGGGGCATTCTGGCAGTTGGCGTCAGATCTCGCCGATGTGACGGCAAAAGAGCCCGGTGTCGACGCCGAGTGGCTGATCATCGTCCCGGCATTTTGCGACCTGACCCCCAAAACCGGCAGCGCAACGCTATCCGCCACCGAACTCGCCGGAAATGTCCTCATCACGAACACCGGCGCGGGTGGAGCGATTGAATTGACCCTGCCGGCTGGAGCGGCAGACTATTCAGTCGATTTCGAGGTAACTGTCGCGCAATACCTCAAAGTAACGGCGGCAGGATCGGAGACGTTCGGTTACGGATCTTCCCTCGGTGTAGCCGGCGGGTACGTCCGCAGCAACGTGGTAGGAACCCGGTGGCGGATAACATGGAATGGGACAAGGTGGTCAGTAAGTAACCTAATCGGCACTCTCAAAGCCGACGTATAGGAGGATAGAATCATGGAATGGGGCATATCACCGCTAACAATGCCGCCGAAGGCGATTATTAACCTGCACTCTGCCGGTGGCGAGAACTCGGAAAGGGCTCTAGCCCCGCAGCCAACAGCAATTAGCTTGTTGACAGGGGCACTTACGGCAGACACATATAAAGAGATCTTGGCCGTTTCCGGGGCAGGGGTAATTACAATCTGTGCAGCATGTACAAAAGATACAACATCGCGCACGTTGGGACTGAAGATCGTTATCGATGGCGTAACGGTATTTGACGCTGTGACAAATGCAATAACAACGGTATATCACGGGATAATTGCAATTGGCGGAGGAGACACGGAGGCAACTTCGATATATCTAGAGCCGGAACCGATCCCCTTCTACGAATCGCTTTCCGTATCGGTAAAATCGAGTGTGGAAGAAACGGATAAATCGTATTTAATTTATGCCTATCGCACCGTGTAGAGGAGGATATATTATTATGGGAATCATATCACAAGTAAAAGACGGCGAATATATGATCACGACCTTTGATGGGGGTCACGTAGTCAAAGAGATTGACCAGACGGGGAAGGTGTCGCCGGTAACACCAAAAAAAATCCTGACCCGTTACGAGTTCTGGTCGCTTTTTACGTTTCAGGAGATGGTGGCGATCACGACGGCAGCTAAAACGGATGTGGCGATTGAGGTATTTATGGAATCGATGCGGGTGGCGGAGGAAATCAACCTCGATTATCCGGAGACAATACAGGGACTCACCTATCTGGTGAGCGTGGAGCTGATCACCCAACAGAAGATGGATGATATTTTGGCGGGAGTGTAAGCTCAAAGGATGACAATCGCGTGACATGTGGTCATTTTAGTGACCACATGCACATTTTCTCCTTCCACGATATAAATTCACACATGTTATCCTCCTTCCTTCGCCCGGCGGCGTCACGAGAACCGCCGGGCGCGCTATGGCTCGTTGCCAGTTACGCAATAATCTTTATTCCGGGGATCTTCTCGGCCAGCCATACCTCGATGCTCTTGATGGCTTCGAGACGCCACATCCGGCCATCCGCCTCGAAGAGGGCGCACGTCGGGCCACCACCGCTTTTTTGCATCCTGAAAACGAAAGTGCTGGCCGGCTGCTCAATCTCCATAAATGTTCTGAAGGGCCTGAGAGTGACGGGGTTCGGGACCGGAACCGTGGCAACAGTGGAGATTCCGCTTTTCGCTGTCACGGATTGCGTCACTCCATCGTCACTGAAGTTCGCCACGTTATCGTCTTTGATATTCCCGACGACCCTGAGGATGGCTGCCGTGTTTTCATCCTGCACAAACATTGCCTGAATCTGAATGATAAACTCTTCGGCACACATAAACTGTCCAAACCGGAACACCGGAGATTCGTGGACAGCGGTCATGTAGGTGGACCGGGTGAGCCAAGCATCCGTATAATCGTATTCCAGGACATCAACGGTTTTATGGTCGCATACGTGGATCATTGCCGACGCCGGCGCTGCCAATAGCGGGTTGTAATCCACGATACCCGTCAGCGTGTTAACGGTCAGCGTTTCCGACTTGGGTGGCTTCACCGCCGAAAGGCCCTCGTGGCCCATGGTGTACGTTCTCCCGTTGACCTCTTTTACCTCCCTGATGCCAAGGGAAAGAATTTTTTCGATTGCCGCTTTGATCATTGTGCTTTCGCCTCCTTGTCGATCTTGAAGTGCTTGACGTTTTCAGCTTCCGGGATGGGTTCCGAAAAAAGCCCGGCCTGCGGCGAGATATACTCCGTCGCTCGCCCTTTCCCGTCCTTGTCTCTGCCCATGAATACCCGGACCCGGACATCGAAGGGCTTGATGGGGGCCAGCTTTGGCACAACCTCAACCACGATATTGCCGATGTCCCGGTCTTCTGTTGGTGAAATTGTCGCCTTCAGCGTGACAACCCGTTTCGTCTTTGCCGGCGTGTTTACGTCCTGGATGTTTGTCAGAACGTCCTGCAGGGCCAAGTTGAACCGCTCAACCGCCGCACCCTGTCCCAATGTTTCTAAACTTAAGCTCCGCTCTTCTTTTTCCACTGCATTCTCCTTTCTGCCGGTTCCCCGGATGTTAAGTTATAGTCCCGCCTCTGCGATGAACCGACTCGCCGGGGCCTCTTGTCTCTTTCTGTCCCTGCACAGTTTCTGATAATCAAGCTCACAGGCCCTATGATATGCTCGCCCCTGGACATTGACGAACAGGTTTTTAGGGTCATCGTATTGCTTGCAGTAAGCGCAGTGATCCCAATCAGCATGTCCACAGGCCGCGCGCGCCTTTGTTCTCTTGTGAATTAATTTGTGGTAGGCAGAATCTTGGCAAACAACAAGGTTGTTGTTCTCGTTATGATCTCTTTTGAGGTCTATGTGATGGACCTCAGCCTTTGGTGGTAGCGGTTTGCCGAGAGCTTTTTCAGCAACCACAAGATGTTCCATGACATAGTTTTTGCAGCTTCGCGGATGGCCAGGAATCCACAGATAAACGTATCCGTCAGACCGTATTCGGTTTCCTCCATTCCATTTTGGGTTTAAATGACCCCTTGAGTTGTGCCCCATGATAAAATCAATGGGAACGCCCTTGATATACCCGTGAACAGAATGATCATTTTGGGGAACGGTAGTTAGCCCTCCGCACCCGCAATGACAATAACCGTAGGGTATTGGTTGATTCATAGTCCGGCCTCCTGGACAAATCTACTTGCGGGGCTCTCATAAATTCCGCCGTTATTCTCTTCTCTTTCGGGGCGAATTGTTATCACAAGCCGGTCTTTAGCTCGCGTCATTGCAGTGTAAAACAATCTTCTTTCCGCCTCTATATCTCCGCTTGCAATGCTCTGCTTGCTCGGTATGATCCCCTCATTGCATCCGGCGATGAGCACCGCCGGCCATTCGAGCCCCTTGGCTGCATGTATCGTCATGAGCATGATTCCCTGACGATCCTCTTTTATTTCGTCCTGGATCTCATAGGTGGCGAGCCAGGAAAGGTAGGCCGCGATGGACCCGTCCCCGATGGGATTATTGTTGATAAATGCCATGGCCTCCGGAGATAGTTCCGGGAACTGATAATTTACGAACTCGGCAAAATCCAAAAACGCGGGGAGACCAGAAGGATCTATTATATCGACAGCATGGAGGAACAGATCCGTCGCGGCATCGGAACTTGTTGCCATCCACGCCTGAAAATGGCTCTCCCCACGTTCCGCCGCCCGGACCCGTATTCTCCCGTATTTATCGCTTGAAATGCCGATCACGTCTTTGATCAGGAGAAAGGAGAAATTGTCATAGGGATTCACGGCCAGCTTGAGAAATGCGTGGAAACGGCGGAAGGGTTCGCTGTTCGTCAAGGCTGAATTCTTGCCGACGTATTGATGGGGGGTCTCGGCCTCTTCCATCAGGCGGTCAAGTTTCTGCAGGAGGGCATGGTTTCGGGCGAGGATGGCAGCGTTTCCGATCACGCCGGTTACCGCCTTTATGAAGGCGTCATTTACAAGAGACGCGCTATCCATGTTTTTCATGACAAGCGCATCGTCATTCGTTCCTACCCTTATCACCGCCATCGTCTTCGTGATCCGATCTTTATTGTTTTCGATAAGACTGTTTGCGGCAATTACAATACCGTGCCGACTCCGATAATTCATTTCCAGCCGGTAGATGTCAAACTCACTTTGATGGTCAACGAGGTATTTCGGCGCGGCTCCTCTCCACTCATAGATGGACTGATCGACGTCCCCGACTACAAACAGAGACGCATTAAAAGCCCGTTCCATCTCCAGGATGATAGCCCATTGAAGATGGTCAATATCTTGAACTTCATCAACCAGGATATGCTTGATGTGGAGATACCTGGCCAGGGTCGGAATGAGAAGCCGGAGGCCGACCAAAAGCCCCCCATAGGTCATGCTATTATTCTCCCGGCACCGCTGGATGAAGGCATGGAACAAATCCTTGATGGCCCCCTCTTCTTCGGGCTCGACTCCGCGCTGATAGTAGGCGTTGAAAACGGCGTCAACGTCCCCCTTTTTCACCTTCCAGGCTTTCCCGTTGTGCAGTCCCATATCCTTGGCGACCTCCTTTAAAAGAAAGTCCTCTTCAAATTGCGAATAAACCGTGACGGCCTTTGATTTCAGCCCGATGACATCCCCAAAACGATTGATCATGCTGAGGGCCAGGGCGTGCATGGTGCCAAGCGTGACGCGATAGGCCGCGCCTCCTATGCGTTCATGGAGGCGGGTTTTGATTTCTCCGGCGGCGCGTCTCGTGAAGGTGAATGCCATCACCTCGTAAGGCGAGGCTTTCTTTTCCTCGATCAGGTGCGCGATCCTTTCGATCAAAACTCTTGTCTTTCCACTTCCTGCCCCGGCAAGTACCAGGGCGCGGCGGGAATCGGTTTTGACGGCTGCTTGCTGCTGCTGGTCAAGGCTCATAGCCTCACCTGCCCCCATGCCAACGGGATCACTTCCGGGGCATGACACGTATTGACGATTACCTGCATACCCGCCGCCTCGTATTTTCTCAGGACCTCCGTCAAATGGATGTCGTCAACCTCCGCCGCCTCCACCAGGAGGATCGTTCCCCCGAGTGCCTTACAGAGCGCCGGATCAAACGCCGCCTTTTCGCCACCAGACAGGCCGGAATAGGGAATCGTTGCCTTTCCATTATTCCACCCGGTGAAGAAAGTCCCATCGTCCCGGATCTCGATCGCGGCTGAGCCCATAGGCAATACCGCATTCATCTTCGAGGCCATGGCTGACGTGACGGTCTGCATGGCCGTGTTTTTCCGTTCCATGAGGTCTTTCAGGGTGGCCTTTGCGTCGGTTATGCCCGTGCGGATCTTGTTCCCCTCCGCCCGCAATTTCTCTTCCTCTTCGTGGAGACCCTTGGCTTTGAGGAAGAGTTCTTTTTTCTCCCGGAGGCCCTTCAGGGACGCCTCCAGGCCTTCGATTCGGTCTTTATGTAATGATTGTTCAGTCATCACGCCGCCTCCTTTCTCTGGTATTTCCTCAATTCCCGGATGGCTACCAGTCGGGCCGCGCATGCGGAGCATCCGGCGCCGTTCAGGGCGTCAAGGATGGATTGGATGGACGCTGCGGCATGATTTTCAGACCCCCCATAGGCCTTGGAAATATTCTGGATGGGGGCGCATGATGCCACGCCTATTATCTCTTCTCCCGGCATCGGTCCCGCCCCCTGGCCGATACTCCGGATAGGCCCGTTGATGATGGCGTCCTTGGCGGGCTCAGACTTCTTAACGTCCTCCGCTTTCAACTGTTCCGCCTGTTCCTGCAAGAACTTCCGCCGCGCCTCTAGCGCGGCCTTGTCCTCAGCCTCCTTGACGGCCTTATCTGCCTTCTCCTTTTCCTCCGCGACGGTCTTAAGGCGTAAGGCTTCTTCGTCCGCCTCCTTGAGATCCTGCCGGGCCTGGGCAAGGCTTTTTTCTGTCTCTGCAATCTGCGCGGAGATATCGGCCAGCGTCCCGACCGGCTTCTCAATCTGAGCCCGTGCCGTCGTCAGCCTCGCCGCGGCATCCTCGGTTGATCTCGCCTTGGCGTTCAATGCGTTAATCTTTGTTTTTGTCTCCTCAATCTCCGCGACGAGCTTGGAAATGTCGGTCTCTGGCGGATAGAGGTCAAAAACAGCATCGATCTTCTTATTGTCGCTCAGGTCCATAAAGGCCCCGATATCGATGGCTACCGGACGACCGACCTCAAACATGGCCTGTGAAAATTGGTCCTTCGTTTTCTTCTTCCCGTTGACCCCGTAAGCCTGTGACACGCTTTCACCCGACCGGGCATATTTGCGCTGGAAGAGGTGGCCGTTGATCTCGACGCCTACGGACATTTCCTTCCCGTCCCCGTAGTTGTCGAGGATCTCCGCGTTTTGCTTCCCGGCGCCTGGTATGTAGCCCAGGAGGGCCAGGATAAGAGCCTGGGACCGGGCGGATTTTCCGGCGCCATTGGGACCGATGAAAAGGGTCAACTGGTCGATGTCCTGGGCGAACGTGAGGCCCTTGATGTTTGTGCCCGTGATTTGCGTAATCATTTTGACACCCCCTTAAACTCACCGCAGACAATGTTTTCCGGCTTCGTTTTGCTGATGATCGTTGCGAATTTTAATTTATGGGAAATACGAATTCGTAGACCCGCATAGATGCCAAAATCCTCACCAGCCTTGATGCCCTCACCAGCCTCGATGCCCTCACCAGCCTTGATGCCCTCACCAGCCTCGATGCCCTCACCAGCCTTGATGCCCCAACCAGCCTCGATGCCCTCACCAGCCTTGATGCCCCAACCAGCCTTGATGCCGGAACCCGCCTCGATGCTCCAACCAGCCTTGATGCCCTCACCAGCCTTGATGCCCCAACCAGCCTTGATGCCGGAACCCGCCTCGATGCTCCAACCAGCCTTGATGCCCTCACCAGCCT